TAGCGGGCGATGTCGCAGGCGACGCGCGTGAGCACCGGCGGCGCCGGGTCGAGCGGCGCCGGGTAGCGGCCGCCCAGGTGGCCGTCGATCTCCGCGGCGGCATCGGCGATCGCCCGCTCGACCGTGGCGCTGTCGATGGCGCCGTCGCCGTCGCGGTCGGTGAGCTGGGTCAGTTCGTCGCGCCCGTAGCGGTCGATCAGGTCTTGCACAGTGGCGTAGGGCATAAGTCGGTCCGGATTTAAAGGGGATTCAATGGCCTTTCAAAAACCCTTTAAAGCGCTTTTGAAAAGCCCCTCGCCGCGGCGAGGGGTGCGCGGTTGCGCCTCGGGATTTACTCCAGCCAGGGGCTGATGTGCAGCTCCACCGCCTGGTAGTGCGGGTTGTTCTCACCGCCCGCCAGGTATTCCTTCTCCAGCAGGGTGCGCGCGGCGGCGCGGTTGCTCGGGCCGGTGATCAGGTGCGTGGCCTTGACCGGCAGCGGCGAGCCGTCGGGCCGGCGCTGGGTCTCCATCGCCAGTTGCGCGGCCTCGAAGTTGGCCGCGTCGAGGGCGTCCTTGCTGCCGAAGGCGAGCTGATGGAAGCCGAAGCCGGTCACGTAGCGCGCATCGGCGCCGAACAGGAACTGTCGGTCCATGAACACATTGGCGTCGGAGGGGTTGTTGAGCGCGACGAACTCGGCCTTCTTTCGCTCCTGGAAGATCAGCGGCTTGAAGAAGCTGCGCGACAGATCCGCGAGAATCCACGGCGCGCCGGCGCCGCCCTGCAGGTTGCTGTAGGCGGTCTCCTTGCCCTTGCGGTCGTAGCCGACGTGAGTGGCGCTGAAGAACGTCTTGCCGTCGAAGCCCTTGGCCGCGAAGCCGAGCGCGAGCTGCGCCCACACCAGGTCATCGGGATGGCGCGCGACGATCTCGCCCTGCTGGGAGAACATCAGCGAGTAGATGCCGAGCGCATCGTCCTCGATGTCGTTGCGGTCGACGCCGATGGTGTGCTCCCAATCCTTATTGGTGAGCTGGGCGCCCTCGGACTCGAGGTTGTTGACCACGCGCTGACCGACCCACTCGCGCATGCCGGGCAGGTCCCGCATCCAGCCGTAGGTCTCGGTCTTGGTGGTGCTCGGCAACAGCATCGCGATCATCATCCACGACGGGGTGACGGTCTCGAAGCCGCGCTGAAAGGTGGCGTTGAAGCCGGTTTGTGCGGCCTGCAGAACGGCGGCGGTAATGGGTTTCATGGGCTATGGGCTCCTGAGTAGTGCGCTCGCGTGGCGGGTGGCGGGTTACAGACCGAGACCGATCTGCACCCAGACGCCGTCGCTGTCCACGGCAACGACGGCGCCGGCGCGCGAGCGCGTGGCCGTGGCGTCGGTCTTGGCGACCGTGGCGTCGTCGACGATGTAGCAGTCGGCGCCGACCTCGGCCTGGGTGATCTCGTCGGCCGCGGCCGAGTTAGCGAACTTGAACACGCCGTGCTTGACGGGCGCCTCCATGTCGCCCGCGGCGCCGCCGGTGTTGTCGACCGAGTCCTCGGCGCGGCCGACGGCCACCAGGCCGGTGTCGGTGGCGCCGGGCTCCAGATAGCCGGCGTTGAGCGCCACCAGGGCGCCGAGGTGGATCACCGTATCGGCGGCGACGGGGTGCGCATGAATAGTGCCGATGCGCTCGGGGGTGTTGCGGGGGGCGGTCAAGGCCATGGGTCAGGCTCCTTCGGTGGTCGTTTCATGGGCGATGGCGCCGCCTGCGGTGATGCGGCAGTGCAGACCGCGCAGCTCGATGTGTTGCAGTTCGCTGAGCACGTCAAGGGCAAAGTCGGGCGCGGGCGCCAGCGCCAGCAGATCGGCTCGGCTTACCCAGCCGTGGCCGGGGTTGGCCTGGCGCTGCCGGTACAGGTAGGCCAGGATGACGGCCCGCTTTACCGGCTCGTTCATGCCGTTTTGCCCTTGGCGTACTCGTCGGCGCTCAGGCCCATGGCGGCCATGACGGCCTGCTCCTCGGGGCTCGGCGCCGGCTTGCCGTCGGCGCCCACGGGCGCGGCGCCACCGGTCTGGGTGCCCTTGAGCGCGGCGATGGGCGCAGCCTTGTCCAGGTACGACGTGAGCGCGGCCAGGTCGGCCGTGCCGAGATCGCGCGCCCACTGCTCCATGGCGGGCAGCACCCGGCCATCGGCCAGGGCGGCGTCCACGAGATCGTCGACCTCGCGCTGCAGCTGCTGGCTTTTGAGCGCGGCGATCTGCTGCTGCAGATCCTGCACCACGTCGGCCGGAGCGGAGCCGCTCTTGAGCGCGGCGATCTGCTCGTCGAGCGCGGTCTTGTCGGCGCTCAGGGCGGCGATCTTGTCGGCGGCGTCGTTCAGGCTCACGGCCAGGGCGGCGAGCAGCTCGGTGTCGGTGGCCGTCTCCGGCTGCGACAACGCGGCGGCCACGGACTGCTGAAAGGTTTTCTTCATCGGGGTCTCCGGGTCGGGGGTGTCCAGGGGGTAACGGGATGCCGCGGCCAACCGCACCTCGGGCAGGGTCGGCAGCGCCGGGGTATTGGTCAGCGCCAGGTGCAGCAGCGCGGTCGGGATGCCGGGCCGCTCGTCGGTGGCGGAGCGGTAGCGGAACACCGGACTGAGGAACCGGTACTCGCCGGCGCCGATCATGGCGGCGGCGCGCTCGGTCCAGTGCACCGGGGCCGTGATCCCAACGCCCTGCTGCCAGCGCACCTCGGCCGCGCTCACCCAGCCGGCCGCCGGGGCCGGCTGGCCGTTGTTGGCGGCCAGCAGCGTCTGATGTTCGTAATCGATCGGCAGGTCGCGCCCGCGCGCGCGGATGCGCGCGGCCAGGGCCGCGCCCTCGGTGTCGCTCAGCGCCCAGGGGCCGGAGCCCGCCATGGCGCCGTCGGGCGCGTCGAAGGCGCCGGCGGGAATCAGCACCTGCTCGGCCCCGGTAACGGCGGGCAGAGCCAGTGCGGCGATCGCGGTGCGTGGGTTGCTATTGGCCATGGCGCCCCTTATACGGCGCGATGGCGAGCGGTGAGGGTAATGACCTTCAGGTTTGTGGCCGGTCCGCGCCTATATAAAGGTGTCGGCGCTCGCCATCGCCGGCCGGATCGGCGCGGCCGGCGAAAGCGAGCAATGGCGGGGATCGTATACCCCTTTAAATGGCCTTTAGATCGACCGTCACCGCTTTAAATTTTTTTACCGGTAACTTTGGATCAAGATGACAAGGAAGCCCTTGTAGCCGCTTAAATAGCGCCGAGCAGGTGGCGCGACACAATAGCCAGCACCTCGGTCTCGTCGGCGCCCGACAACCCGAGGAACGGCCGCGCCGGGATGTCGCCCCACAGGTGCGGCCAACGCGAGCGCTTGCCGCCGAACTGCTGCATGGCCGCGTAGACTTTATTCGTGCCCACGCTCAGGGCATCGGCGCTCGCCTGGTAGCGAATGGTGTCCTGCAGTTGGCCGGAGTTGCGCAGTACCCGCTTGCTGCCCAGGGCCTTGGCGCCCTTCTGGGTCAGGGTGCGGCCGCCGGTCTGGGTCTTGCGCTTGCTCAGGCCCTTTTTGGCCGCGATGTAGCGCAGCAGGGTGACATCCGCGTTTTGCTCCCAGGGGGCGCCGTCCGGTCCTTTCTCCTGGCGGAAGCGCTCATCGGTGCTGCGCAGCAGGTATTCGCCCGCGTCGCGGAAGGCGGGGCGCAGGTCCTGGACCGCCGCGCTCAGATCGCGCAGCACGGCCAGCACCTGGGGGCTGTTGTGGGAGAGGGTGACGGTGACGCCGGTCATGGGGCGGCTGCGTTGACGGCGGCGTAGGTGCGGTGGATGCAGCGGCCGTCGGCGTCGTACTCGCAGACCTCCAGGGTGGCGGCGCGGTCTTTTTCGGCAGGATTGCCGGCCGCATCGCGGAAATAGGCGACGGCATAGGCGCCGCCGGCCGGGGTTGGTCCGTCGATTCGCGAAGAGGTGTTATCCGCCATAGTCGGGGTCTCTCAGTAAGCGGTCGATGACGGCGTAGCGCCGCGGCGCCGTCGCCTTGAGTTGTGCCTTGTTCCTATAGTATAGCTCCACCGCCTCGGCGAAATCCTCCGCCGGGCTGGCGCTTGCGTAGGCCGAGACCGGTGGCTCTGCCGATGCGATGGCGGCGGCGTAGTCGCTGGATGACGGCGCCGCCGTGCTCTGCCAGGTATGGGTGGCCAGGTTGTGCCCCATTTCATGCGCCAGGTCTTGGGCGCTGAGCGTGCCGGCGTTGTAGATATGCACGGTCGCATTCCGTCCTCCCGTTGCGGCGGAGCGAAATCCCGGCAGGTCATAGCGCTCGGCCCAGTAGTCGTCGTATTGGTTCGGCTGCGCCGTCAACACCACCCGCCTGGTGGCCGCCTTGAGCCGTCTCGGGTATTTCTCCGCGGCCGCCATGCGCTCGATCTGGCGCGTAATGGCAGAACCGGGCCCATCCTCCGGCGCGGGATTGTCGGGAAAGAAAAAATCGATACCCTCCCAGGTCACCCGGAAGAACAACTCTTCCTCTCCCATGCCGGACTCTTTGAGCGCGACCGGGTTCTTGGTGCGCCGCGATTCGATCCATGTATGGACACTCGCCCGCTTCTGCTCTTCATCCAGGTCCTGGACGGCTTGGCGCAGCGTGGCGGCCGGCGCACTCGCCACCCGTTCGCGCAGCTCGTCGGCTAGGCGCTGCGGGTATTTACCGTAGTTGGGCGTCCAACTGGCCCCAGGCGCATAGCCCCAACCCTTGTCGATGCCCACCGGGGCGCCGGTCTTGGGGTCGATATCGGCCGGCGGCGGCGCGTCCGGGCCGGCCTTGCCCATCCGCTGCAGGTCCGCCTCGGACAGGGCGAACCATTTGCACTTGCAGCCCCAGCCGTTGGGGGTCCAGTGGGTGAGCACCCAGGGGTCGTCCGCCGGCAGTACGGCGCCGTCCCACGCCACGTGGTGGGGACGCGGGTTGAGCACCGAGTCGTTGTGCCTGTATATAAGGTATGGACGGTGCGCCTTGACCGCCTGCACCTGGGCCCAACGGCCGGCGTTGTAGCTGGTGCGCAGGTTGGTGTCCCAGATCACCCGGGTGCGCCAGGCCACCCCGGCGGCGCTGCCCTCGCCGGTCCAGCCGGTCCAGCCGCGTTTCTCGACGATCCGGTCGAAGTCCTTGCGGAAGGTCTCCAGCGTGGCGCCCTGCTCGATGGCCTTGGCCACGGCGCCGTGCAGGTCGGCCA